AGTTCCGCCAAGAGTTCCAGACCTAGCTTCATTCCACTCATAGATATTTTTAGCAGCTCTAATCCATTCTGGATCTTTTCTTAACTCTGCTTCAGATAGTTTTTCTGATGAAGGTGTATATTGAGGTTGTGTATTTTCAAATTGCTCAAGAACTGTGTTAATACCACCATTGAAATCATCAATGACTGGTGGGGGAGGAACTTTAAATTCCAAACCCTCTTCTTTGTTTGGTGGAGGTGGTACGATAAAATCTACCATAGTATTACTCTGATATTATTTTATTATTTATTAAATTTTTTATAACACCTTCTCTTGTACTTCCTGGATTAAGTTGCATTGCCTGATCGATAATTTGATCTGCAGTCATTGATCCGTAAGAACTATTGGTTACTGTATAATTTTTTGTTTGGTTGTTTTCTCCACCTGTATTACCAAGCAGTATTTGACCAAGTGATTCATCAAGGGACATAAACCCTTGTTTATTTATATTATTATTATAAAAATCTCTTTCTTGTGTTGTTAAATTAGGACTATCAACACCTTCGTTCATCACAATGTTTTTAATCCTAGCAGCATTTTCTTTATATATATCTGCTTGTGTTTGTTCTTCTTTTACTGTCACTCCAGGAAATACTCTTTCTTGTTTTCCATCTGCAAAATACCTGTAGCCATCTTTCGCTACAAAAGATTCTCTTTTAGTAGGGTTTGGATAAAATTGAGATTTAATATAAGAGTCTGGCATACCAGCTTCTTTCATATTAAAAATCATTTTCTGATTAGGATTTAGACTATTATAAAAATCATCACGTTTCTTTTTATCTGCTTTAGCTTTTGCCCTAGAAGCCTCTTCAGATCTTCTTTTGTCTATGTTATTTAAAAACTGATTTTGTGCGCCAAAGTTACCAGATTGACCAGCGTTCATTGCTTGTAAAGAATCAGCAAAGTTTCTTAAGTTGCCAAACCTTTCAGCTCTTTTTCTTTTAGCTTCTTCTTCTTCAGCTTGTTTTGCTCTAGCCTCAAGAATAGGAGACATGCTTAAACCAAGTGAGCCTGTAGAATCATTGTTTAATTCTAGTAATCCCATCGGGTTGTCAAAATTAAATTTTCTCATAATTATTTCCTATGTTGCAAAAATTCCGCCATCGCCAAACAGAGTATCTAATGAAGTTACTGCACTACCAATTCTTCCAGCTGTACCTTGGTCATAATTTTGTATTACTCCTGGATTCATTCCAAAGACTGAACTTGATAATAGACCAAGTTGTTGTGGGCCATAATTTAATGCTCTCATAAATTCTCCGTAACCAGAGTCCATTCCAGCTTGTTGTAGTCCTTGCTGTTGTGAACCGATACCAGATAATAAACCTAGGTTTCTGTATTGATTGCTAACTTGATTATTTAAAAGATTTTGTTGGAACTGTCTGTTTTGCAAATCCAATCCTGGTTGCATAAATCTTGCTCTATTTTGTGCATCCATGTTAGCAACGCCAAACTGATTGCCATAACCAGCATTAGCCATAGAGACTTGTCTATCTACATCAGACATATATCTATCTGCATCAAACTGTCTTCCTATGTCTTGACCAGCTAATGATGTAGCTCTGTCAAAACCTTGTGAACGTAAATTACCAGATGCTTTAGCAACTGAATCTGCAAAGTTTCTGTTTGTTTCTGATTCTAATAAGGCTGAACGTGAACCACCAAATGCGCCTCTGCCGATTGCTGCATCTTGGTCACTTTGTATTTGCATCTGTCTTGCTTTGTTTAAATCACCAAGAGTGTTATCTATAACCTGTGATTGAAAAGGATTTTGATACGCACTTAAGTTTGTATTCAATAATGATTGTGGTTTTACATCTCTTATATCAGACCTATTAATATCTGTTGCTGTACCAGTAAAAGGTGTTACGCCTGGTTTTGAGTATCTGCTTTCATTAAACAAGCCTTGTAAACCAGCTTGAGGATTAAATTGTTGTGTTTGATTAAATAGACCTCTGGTTGCATCCATACCAGCAAGTTGGTCTGGATTATATCCAGCTACCCTTGGGCCAGTATAAGGAACGAAAGGTTGGTTAGCTACGCCTTTAGCTTTATTGTATAAATCATCGTAACGAGCCTGTGTCGCTGGATCAACGCTTGATGTTTGTGTGTCTCCACTACCTTTTAAAGCTCCGTATGCTGTAGCTCCTGCTGTAATGTATGGTAATGCTTGTGCCATAATAATTCCTTTATAATTCCTTTACTAATAAGTTCATTTCTTCAAACCCATGTGGTTTTAATTTTCTTATCCAACCTTTACGACCACCACCGATAATTTTCTTGCAGTCACATTGTTTGGCAAATTCTTCCAAGCTGGGTAACATCTCTATCACTTCTTTGTAGTTTCCAGCTACCAGATTAATACTTAAAACTCTGTATCTTGGGTATTCTGCAAATTCAGTTACTATTACTGAATCTGTATTGGGCCAAATAAACATCTCTCCAGCCCTTATTTTTTCTTTAATATCAGTTAAATTATACATATCTTGGTGCTTTAATGCACGAATAATATGATGCTCTAACCTTTCGAACTCGACTTCCCAGTCTTCTTTAGACTGTTGTGGCGGTTGAGAGTGTTCCGTTGTCTGCGACACTAACTTTATATTTTGTTCCATTTGGACTTACCAATACTAACTCGGTGGCATCACCACCATTTATTTGTATTCTTTCACCTTTGTTGAAAGTCATACCTGTTTGATATTCTATCTCTGATATTAAATAGTTAAGATAGTTTTTATCGTAATCTTCACCTGGTCGTGTCAGTGTTTTTCTTGCCACTATCTACGACCTCTGTTTCTTAAATCTAATCGTATATTACCAACCTGAAACATCTGGTCAGTATCGCCAGTCACTTTCATACGAACTTGTCTGGCTGTAAATCTTGCATCTGTGTAACCATCACTATTAAAAGTAAAGTTACCAAAATCTGTTTCTGCTCCTAGTGGTGTAAATCTTCCTGTAAAACTTATAACAACGCCAGGTAATGTATTTGCCTCTTCATCTGGGAGTATCTGATTACATTGCACATAATTATCACCGTTACCTATTTCGATAGGCCCTGATTGTGCGTAAGGTACTGCTGTCCCTAAATTCTCTGAATTGTTTAATGTTGTGCTATCGTGCTGGTAAACATTACCAAGCGAATCACAAGCGATAGGATAATCAAAGACACCTTGGTCTATCCAACATCCTCTATCCATTTCACCTATTGACCAAACATTGTCAACGTAGTTCCAGATGACATATTTGTTTGGTGTTTTTTGTGCATCTCCTGATGGATAAAACCACCATATCTCATTAAAGTTGGAGTTGTGGCCACCACAAGCAATACGTCTATAAGCATATTTAATGTTATCAAATACATGGTCATGCACATCACATTTAATTTCTTTAACTGATCCATCAAAAACAAAGAAAGAGTTTTCACCCATCCATGCTAAGAAGTTACCAGAGGATACTATTGTTCTTGGTGATGCAGTTTTACAGTTAGTACCAGCATCTTGAATACCATATATAAAAGGAGAACCTGTATAGTAAAGTCTTGCTATACCTGTATCGGTAAAGATAATAACATCTGTTTGCCATTTAATACCACTTAATATTCTGCCGCCTGTTGGTATCTGTAAATCACCAGCAGTATTTGTTGATGCAGCTGTCCAGGTTGTACTTGCTTCTCTTGATGACCATTGTACTTTTCTTGGATCGCCACCAGCACCTAGAGCTATAACATGACGTTCATTAGTTACGAGAACACCAGAACATCCTGTAGGAGAATTCGTTAGCTGTGCGCCTATGGTAGAAGGTGCAGAAGGCGACCATTTATAAATCTTGCCATCACTTGAACAGCAGAAAAGTAAGTCTTCACCGAAGTTATCAAATGACCAAGATTTAGAATCAAAGAATAATCCAGACTGTGATCTAGCATCTCCGTAGTCTTCTACATTATATTTATATGCACCGTACCCAAGCGGGTCTGTTGATTCATCAGAAACAAAACCTGAAGGGGTTATGTCATACCAAATTCCATTATGGTTGACATATATCTTTTGTCTTGTTCCAACCGCTAAAACTTTTTTACCAGAATTAGTAATGTATGCAAACATTCCTGTAGGCGTACCTGTTAAAGCAGTATTTCTTATTTTTTCCCAACCACCAATAGGTCGTAGAAAACCATTTTGAAAACGCACTAAATTACTATCAGTCCAACGCCCTTTATTAGCGTAGTCTGTTCCATTGGTGACTACTCCAGCTGGAGGGGTGACTGGTAGTAAAGGCATTTTTAACTATTGTCAGTTATGTATGTCTTACCAGTAGCAATAGCTGCAACATGAGTAGTTTTTTTACTATCTGCTGCTCCTTTTACATCAGGCGTATCATCATCACTATCAACAGGTGCATATTCTAAAATAAGTTCTAAGTGGTCTACGTTTCTTTGTACCATATCATTTATTTCAGATTGCTCCATTCCTTCAACGTCCCAACTTCCAGCTTTTACACCGTCAATTAAGTTTACGCTATCAGTTCCTGCTGCTAGACATTCTGTTACTGTTTGTGCCATATTATTCTCCTTTTAAAGTTTAACTTTCTAATGCTTCTATTCTAGTAGTTAAAGCATCTATTTTATTATCA